TGCCAAGCCACGTTCCCATCGGGAGAGCTGAGGGAGGTCAATTTCATCGCCGACTGTTGCGACTCGGTCGGGTTTCCATCGCTTGATGAAGGCTGCGACGTTTCGGACGGCTTTTGAGTCATGATAAGGAACTTGGAGATCGCTGATTACAACGGTTCGCCTAATAATCTTCTTCTTCCTCGTCGTCATCATCAAAGTGATCTGGGTTTTCGATAGCCCAATCGGGCAAAGGTCGATCAACAATCCAACCCTGGACGGTTGCGTCGTCGAATCCAGCCGCTTTCATCGACTCAGCCATTTCGTGAAGCTGAATGAAATAAGCGTCTAACTTCGTGATGGGTTTCGTTCGCTTAGCGGCTCTTTCCTTTGCGCGCAGGCTTGCGAGCTTTTGCGCCTTTGTTTTTTTCCGAGCCATGCGAACCCCTTTCGGTCATAATGGTCGCATATATGTCTGACTGACGTTCGGTCAACACGCCGATCTCAGCTTCGATGCGATCCATCCGTTGAAACAACTGACTGCCAATTTCGAGGACGAACTGACGAACCGTCCATCGTAACGCTGCAATAAAGCCGGTCAGAATCGCCATCACGCCAGCGATCAACGCGACCCATTCCTGGGAACTCACTTCTTATATGGCTTCGCGTATCCAAAGACACCGGAAACGACCGCCCAAAGGACGGCTCGGTAGTCGAGCTCGAAGTTAGTCGCTGCCCAGGCTGCGAGGAACGCACCTGCGGCGAGAACGATGGGATGCTTCATGTAGTCGGTCACGGTTATCCAATCAAAGGAATATCAAAGAATGATCCGTCTCGATCACCCTTTGCGCTGAATGAGACATGGATATGGGAGTGATGAGGGTTTACACCCTTATATGGTCGCCATTTCCATAACCCGATTCCCGAGGCAATTTTACCGGCGTGTATGACGTATTTGATGCGCTTATCCTTGCGAGCATGACGCCGGATTTGGTCTGCGAGGTAGAGCGACGTATTCGTGTCGTCTAGATTCGCATCGATGTCTATAGCTCTAACGACTCCGTTTCTTCGAGGAGCGTGATCAGACTTCGAATCATGGCGAGCATCAGCCACCCAACCGTCACTACGACGGTCGCGCTCAGGAAAACTATCGTCAATTTGTTCACGCATCTGCCTTCCTGCATGGCATAGCCAGGGCTTAGCCGAGGATGAGTTTTGCTTCATCTTCCGTCAATCCAAGACGTTCCAGGATTTCAGCGCGTCGAGTTGCCTTCTCTGCGGCTTCTGCTTCGCGTGCTGCCTCGGCTGCCTCAAAAGCAATCCGGTCAGCCTCGCGTTGCGCTAGTTCATCCTCGGTCAGTTCGACTTCCTCGACCACTCCGGTCGAGCAATCAACGATGATCTTCGTGGTCATGGTGTCTCCTTATGATTTCTTGATGCCGTAAAGAACTGCGGTTGAATGTTGAGCAAACGAGTTACCTGCTTCCACCAAAGTAATCGAAGTAACTGCATTGGTGTTCGACCAAAGATTAGCGGTCAGGGCAGCAAGCGCAGCCGTAGCGTTATTCTCTGTTACTGAATCCGCGCTAAAACTTTTGTTAGTCGATCCGGCATAGTTAGGAATGTAAATCTCTGAATTGTCGAAAGTGCTTGCGGTTGCCGCGCTTGAAGTTGTCCAAAAGTTGTCCGTGGCGGTCGCGGCTGAACCGGCTGCCGATCCCGTTCCATAAAGTTGCCGGCTTGTAAGTGACGTAGTTGAACCATTGAGGCGAACATTTACTCCCGTCCAAACGCCGCCCAAATTAGTTGTAGATCGTGAGGATATTTTGATGACTAGATCATCGTAGGTGCCTGGAATGCTGGTGAATTCAATTGAAGCCGCCCCACCTGCCCCGACGGTAACGCTGGCGATTTTGACGTATGTTTTAGCCATTATGCCGCCTTGATTCCGTAGAGAGTGAAAACCGATCCTGCGTTGAAATCATTGGCAGTTCCCGTGTTGATTGTTATTGAAGTGATTGCTGCGGTGCTACGCCATAATCCGACAACCGTATCAGTGCATACAGCAGCGCAAGAATGCCTACTCAAATAAGTCTTATTTGTTGTTGAGTTAGCATAGTTCATTACATGAACGATAGTCATTTGTCGATTACTGAAAGAATTTGTAACATCAAGATATGAGTTTGTATATTGTCCAGAAAGTGCGCTGGTTCCGTTGCCCGTGATAGTAGTGCAAGAATAATTTGCCCCGGTGTCTCCGTTGAATTTTATGGTTTTGACGTTAGAACCGGTCGCAGTTCCTTCAAATACAATAATCAAATCAGTATAAGAAGAAGTTATGCTGGAGAATGTAACGCTGTTTTGTAATCCGGTTAGCGTAGTTGTCGCAATCGGCTCATAGGTCTTTGGCATGGCTACCCCTTGATTCCGTAGAGGGCTATTTGGGAGTATTGAGCAATGTTGCCATCAGCGCAGTAAAGTTCGATTGAAGTAATAGCGTTTGTGCTATTGGTGCTTGTGTAAATTGTTGAGTGCAATCCTACCGAACCTGAGCCGTTGCGATCATCTCCACGCAAAGCGCGAAACGTTTTCAATTTGTTTGTATTTGTGTAATCGAGTACGTCTATCACGCCAACGCCAAACGTGTTACTTGTTGCAGTAGATCCCGGAATGTCGTAAAGGTCGAAGAATGCCTGCGCAGTTGCGCCGTTTGCCGATGCGGTCGAACCATCACCGACAATGCGGTGTCTGGTGTAGTTACTGGTAAAACCGTTATAGCGCAAAGCAAACTGAGAATCGGCTGCGGCTCGTGTTCCTCTGACTATATAGCGGATTTGCAAGTGCTGATAAGTGCTTGGGATGCTCGAGAATGTAGCAGCCGCCTGCCCACCAGCACCTACGGTGACGGTTGCGATGGACTCAAAGTCGCCCAATTGAACGCCTGATCCGATAATCCCTGGAATGAGCAGCATTAGGTGAGATCGCCTACCACTAGCCAGGTGTCGGTTCCGACCTTGATGCAGGACGCAGCCGAGTAACGAGCTCGAAGCACCGGCGCGGTCGATGTTGCTCCGGTCGATGTGATGGTGGTCGTGCCCGATGTGACCGCCTTGATCGTGGTCGCACCGGTTCCGAGCTGCGTGACGTTGATGACCGAGCCGATTGGGAAAGCGACGCTGGCATTGGTTGGAATGAGGAAATCGTTAGCCGTCGAAACGTTCATCCGAACGAGCTTGTTACGGTTATCGGTCAGAACTGCGGTGTAGGTCGCGGTTTGATCGTTGAGCGTGACCTTGCCTAATCCGTCATCGAAACCGTTACCGATGGTTCGCATGGCAGACGCGCCATCTTTGACCAGATCGGTATCGTCGGGTAGATCGATTCCGAAGATTGTCGTGGTTGCCATTAGCTAATAACTCCTATCGCGTTCTGCCATGTAAGTGTAGCATCTACGTCTGCCCATTCGAGGGTAGCCGTTACCTGATCCCAATCCTGAGCCACCGTCCAGAATTCGGTCGGGCTGAGGGTAAGGCTCAGGGAAAGTCCTGAAAGTGTGGATCGGAACGTCCAGCCTTCGACATAACCCACGAACGAACCGCCGTTGATATTTGCCGGCAGGTTAGCGATTGCCACCGGCATTCCCATAAACACGTTGAGAAGGTCATCTCGGTTTGCATCGCTTAGTTCTGGGTTTTGCAGGGCATAGGTAATCGAGTCGAACTTAGACTTAGGCGTAGAGCGGAACGTCACGAACCGTTCAGCCACCGCCTGCGCGTCTGGATCGTCATCGATGAGTGAATTGATTGTCCTGGCATAAAGCCCATAAGTATCAATCGAAGTCTGGTCGGTGTAGGTGTAGGACGTGCCGAAATTGTTTTTATAGTTGATGACCAAGTCGTTCACGATGTCGCCCTGGCGCGTGGTCGAGCGGATACCTTCGGCGAGCGCGTGATTGGCGTCGAGGTTGACGTAACCATTGGCGACTAGGTAATCCTGGCGATGGTCTGCGTCTCCGTAGGAAATCAAGCCGTTTGCGTCCTCATAAAGATAACCGATGCCGGAATTGGCAATATCTGAAACGTATGAATACATATTGACCGGCGCAGCCGATCGGCTGATCATTTCGTATTCGCCTTCGTCGATTTCGCCTATGCCTACGTTCTCGGCGTCCTCCCAGGTAACGGTCGGGTCGTAAGAGTTCCAGGTTTCAGAGGTTGCGACTTCATTCCACGAATTCGTCAAAAGGCTTTCGAGAATGGTTCGAATCTGAATGCCGTCAAATGCTTTGCTCAGCGATCCTTCCCAGACCGCGTTCTGGAGTTTTGCCAAAGCCCCTAACGCATAAATGTCCAAAACCGTGACGGTTGCGGCTGATCCGGTGCGCTCAACTCCTACCGCTATGTCTGAGATTCGACCACCAAAAATCGGAACGTAAGCGTTTGACGTGTCTTTCACTTCGATATTGATCGCCGTGTTGATGCCCCAGGAATAGACCTGATTAGTGAGATTGAGGACGCGAATCGCCGCATAGCCAGCCTGAGCCTGAGCGTTGACGTCGGTTCGACCGGACGTAATTGAGAAACCGACCAGCGTGATGCCGGTGATTGTGTCGCCGTTAGCCTTGATGCGATAGTCGGGAGTCCAGGCGGTCACGTTACGAGGACACCGCCTAAGAAGCCACCGCCGCCACCTGTGCCACGCGATGCGGACTCGGTGAGGACTCGGGCGATCTGGCGAGCGGTTGATTCTGAGTCGATGGCTCCGTTCACCGTGATGTTATTCGTCACCGGTGCGACCGGTGCGACCGCCGACGTCGATGCGCTGGGAACGCCACGCTCGACGGCTCTGATCGATGGCGACGATGGTGCTACTGCACCGCCTGACGGTGCTGCGATGGTCGGAATGTTAGGCAGAAGCGGAATGGCGTTGTATGCCTTGATCAGCGCGTTGATTCCTTTGATGGCTCCTTCGACGGTTGCGCTGATGACGTCAACGACCTTGCCGATGATATTGATAACACCCTGGGCGATGACTCCTAAGCCTTTGAGAACGCCACCGAGGACGGTTCCTAGAACCGGAGCAACGTAAGTCTGAATAAGATCCGCGAACCTGCGGAAACTGTCTTGATTGGCGATGACGGCAGCCTTGATCCGATTGAATAGGCTGACCGCGCCTTCGAATACCGGCGTGAGAACTGTTTTGACCGTCGTGACGACGTGATTGATATTTGCGCCAAGTCCGTTCGCGCCACCGAATGAATCGGTAAATCGCTGAATGACCGGTAGAACGTTCGTGGTGACGAATGTGAGCAAGCGTTCAAGGATCGGCAGCAAGGCGAACCCGACCGACTCTTTGGCTTCGTCAAAGCCGACTTTGAGACGATCGAGACGACCTTGAAAGGTGTTAGCGGCGGCGGCTGCCTGACCTTCGAACGTCTGCCCTAGTTTCTGGGTTATTTGGTCAAATGAGAGGGTTGCGACCTCAGCCTTAGATAATCCCACCCCGAGACGCGTTAGACCGCCTAGATTGCCTTCCTGGGCTTTTGAGAGGGCTTCTGTGACCGCTTGTAGGCTACGACCTGAGCCAGCCGATACGTCGAGCGCGAGAGCCTGGAGCTTCTGAGCCTTTTCGAGATCGCCGGTCGCTCGGACGAGTCGATCAAGGCTTGGTCGAAGCTGATCATCAGCGACACCGGTTGCGAGTGAGGTTTTGAGGATGAAATCTTCGGTGGCTTGAACCTGAGCGTCCGTTGCCTTTGTGACGTTCTCTAGGGTTCGGCGTAGTGACTCTTGCGCCTTCTCATCTTCGATGGCTGCCTTGACTCCATCGACGGCAAGCTTGACGGCATACGCGCCGGCTGCGGCTGCGGCGGCTGCGAATGCGAGCGCGGCTTTCTTGCCGAACTCAGCGATCTTTGCGCCGAATCCCTGGACTTCTTTTTCGCCTTGACCAAGTTGCTTTTTGAGGTTATCAACGTCAGCAAGGATGGAAAGTTTCAGCGTGCGAAATTCAGCCATGCTATGTCCACTTCTTCAAAATGCGATCGAAAGCCTGAACCCATTGAGCGACTAGTTGAGGCTGAATGCGACGGAGTGTCGGATAGATGAAGTATCCAGCGTTACCGCGCCCTGACGATCTTGGAGTGCGCGCTGGAAACTGTCGGAATCGATTAGAACCGAACTCAAAACCACGCCATAGTTTCTGCGTCGTGCCACCACCGCTAAAACGCTGAGAGGCGAACCCATAAGAGAATTCACCGACTTTTGAGGTGCGGCTAACGCGCACACCATCCGCGATTCTGCGAACTGCCACCGGATTGACCGTGCGAGTGAGAGCGGCTTTCCTGACTTCCTGCGCCGCATATTGCGCCAGCTCATAACCCATTTTCTTGGCTTCGTCGGTTGCTTGTTCGTCCATCGCTTTGAATGCGCCTATGACCGAGCGCAGTTCCTTTTTGTCGAAGGCTAAGGCTGGCTCGGTCACTTGTTGCGCTCCTTCAATACTTCCAACGCGGTCAAAATATCTTCCGCGTCTGTCCATTCACTCATCGGAATCTGCGTCGCGATCGCCAATTCGACGATCAGCCGACTCTCC